GCGTACAGCGCATCGGTCAACTTGCCTTCGAGGTCCTCGGTCCCCTTCACAGTGACGGTGACGTTCATCAGGCGTCCTCCCGTGTGGTTTCCGCGAACACGGCGTGGTCATAGGTACTGGCCGGGAGAACGACTTCCCCCACCCGCAGCCGCATGCCGGTCGCATCGACCACGATCACGTCAGCGGTCAGGACGTCCGTGCCGAGTTGCAGGCAGACGGTGAAGTCCACCCGCTTGTCGAACGGAGCCATAGCCGCGCCCGGCATCGTTGAGCGAATGCCCTTGACGACCGCGCAGGGAACATCCGTCGCAACGGTTGTCAGCCCTCGGGTGATCGTGCAGGTATCGACCAGCGCTTCCGCGTAGGTGGCGTGCATGTCGGCGATTTCGGCAGCCGTGAAGAGACTCACCAGACACCGATCCCTTCCGGACAGGTAACCGGCCCGAACGTGATCGATCCGGTCTGGAAGATGCTCTCTCCGACCAGGTAGATGTCGGCCTCAGCTCGTGCGCGGTCAAGTGCCTTCAGGATGTTGTCCACGGCCTGTGAGCGCCGTTTGCTGACGTTGGGGTCGCTGATGGTGACGTCGGTGCGGTGCATGATCGCGTAGTAGATGGATTCGAGACCGGCATACCGCAGCACCTTCCGGTACCCGTAGACGTCGGCATCGTCAACCACGTACGTCGGCAGATCGGACGCAGCAACACCAATCATGAGCAGCGCATCGTCGATCACCGGGTCGAGAACGAGCGGGTCGTTGTAGTCGACTCCGGCGTCCGCGAACGCGCTGCTGAACTGGCTAACCAGATAGGTGTATGCCGCGTCCCGGTTCATCGCTTGCGACTCGCCTTCGGCTTGGCAACCTCACCGTCAACGGCTTCGGTCACGATCACGGCATCGCCGTCGGGTGCGACCTCTGCGCCCAGTTCCACGTCTGCGATGTCATTGGCCGGGCCAGCGACCAACGCTTCCAGGAACGCAGCCTGCGTCTCCAGGTGCCGTAACATCCGCATGTCGGGTTTCGCCTCATATGGAACGACCGGCACAGCGATCCCGGCTGATTCGGCCAGCGCTTTGCTTGCCGCGTCAATCCGGTCTCGTGCCTGCTTTTCCATGTCAGCGATTGCGCCACGTGTAGCCATGTCTCATTTCTCCGGATTGGAGGGAGGCGAACGTGCCTCCCTCCTTTCAGCCGTTTAGATCGGCGGGGTGTAGCCGCTCGGCTCGTCATACGTGCCATTGCCGATGCGGACCATGAACGCGCCGACGCGATTGCGGGCACCGAATCCGATGCGTCGCAGCCACTGGCTTTCGTAGTACGGGTGGTCGTCACGCTCGGCGACACGATTGAACCCCTGAAGCTCTGGCTCCGGGTCTTCACGTCGAGCCAGCGGGCGGTCGCCGTCCGTCATGGTGGCGATCATGTAGCCCGCCGGGAGCATCGGCCATTCGACGATCCAGACACCTGAATCCTCGTAGCCGATGAGCTTGCCGGGATGGGTCACGCCGAGATTGCCGACCAGAACGTCAGTGCCGGACCCCGCCTGGATGTTGGCGTCCGAGACCGGCGTGAAGGTGGCAAGCGCCCGAGTGGTCGCAACCAGGGACGTCGCGATGAACGCAACGACTTCGCCCTGATTGGTCGGGTGCTCGGTCAGTTCGGTGTAGATCGTCGGGTACGGGTTGTCCGCCCCGGCACCGATCGCGTTCGCCTGTCCGAGGAAGTGCTGGTCCGTTGCCGCGCTTCCACCGACAATCGGGTAGGTGACGCCGTCTGCGGTGAGCGCGAACGGCTGCACGGTCAGCGATCCATACATTTCGTCCACGAAGGTGGTCGTCTGGAATGCGAACAGTGCGGCCAGCATCTGACCCCGCACGAAGTTGGCGTCAGCGGTGAGCATCTGGGCGGTTGCCCGCTCCACGTCGCCGACGGTCATCTTGGCGCGGGTGACGTAGTTGGCACCCCATGCCGAACCGGCCGAGCGGATCGGATACGCGACGCTGTAGTAGCCGGACGGCTTGATCGGGAGGGCCCGACCGTTGTCGTCAAGCGGCTGCAGCGAAGCGTTGCTGATCTGCGCGTACCGCTCGGTATAGAGCGTGGTCGGCGATGCGAAGATCGCCAGCGCGGCGGTGATGTCGGCATTGTGCTGGGCAACCGCTGCATTGATCGCGGCGTTGGACGCCTCGACCAGTGTTCCGGTTACGCGAGCCTGTGCCATGTCCTGCAGGTTGTGGAATCCGTAGAGAGCCATTGCTTATTCCTCCCTACAGCTCAACACTGAGGAGCTTGTCGTAGGACGCGCCAATGACGGTCGCCGTGCCGGGTACAACCCGACCAACGATCTTGGACGCGGTACCTGCGGTGTCGCCAAGACGGCCATCGGTATCGGAGACATAGATCGGGGCGTTGTACGCCTGGGAGAACGTGAAGCCGTCAAGGAGACCGCGACGAACAGCGGTTACCGCCTCGCCTGCGATCACGCTCTTGGTGGCAATGCCCCAGACATCGTTTTCGGTGGTAGACGTGCCGTTGGCGTTCGTCCACTTGCCGTCGGTGTGAATCCGGACGGGTGCACCAGCGGCGATGGTTTCCGTCGCCACGAGCGTCTTCTGCTGGATCGATTCCACAACGTGGATCCGTCCTGCGGTTGCGACTGCAATATCAGCCATGATGTTTCCTGTTCGCTAGAACTTGCGTTGATTGGCCCGACTCGCGGCCTGACGAGCTGCCTCGTCCGCCTTCGCATCGGTCCCCTTGGTGGCGTTCGGCGTCTTCGGGAACTTCACGCCGTTCTCGGTTCGCGACTCCACGTTCTTGCGGGTCTTGTCGAACCAGGTGCGCTTCTGTTCCAGCGTCGCGTCATCGCCGGGGTAGTAGTCCATGAGGTCGGCGTGCTGGTCCTTGTGGGCTTTGATCCATTCGGAAATCTCGGCAGCGACCGCGTCCTCAAATGTCTTGACACGGGCCAGAAGCGCGTCGCGCTCTTCGGTCAGTGACTTGACGGCGGACTCTTTGGCAGCCAGTGCGGTTTCCCGTTCGGTTGCCAACTTCTCCCATTCGCCCTTCGCGGCTGCGTCTTCGGCGTCTGCCTTGGCCTTCGCGGCATCTGCGTCTGCCTTTTCCTTGCGCAATGTGGCGAGTTCGTCAGCCGCGTCCTTTGCGGCTTTCTCGGCAGTCTTCCGGGCCTGTCGCTCTTCCTTGAGGGCAGCGACCCCCTTCTCGCCGAGTTCTTTGGCTTCGGCCTCATCAGCCTCGACCTGCTTCCGCTTCTCGTCTTCTGCTGCCTTCGCGGCGGCAATCTCTTCGGCGGTTGGTTCAGACATCGCGTCTGCGTCTCCCTGGGCATCGCGCCCTGTAGGCGAGAGACACGCAAAAAGGCCCGGAAGTCGGACCTCTCGGGTCGTCTCTTCCGGGCCTGTACGGCCTCGCTCAGTTGTAGCCTGAGTCTAGCACACGATCAGGCTGCCTCTTTCGTGGCAATGGTCTTGCAGCGCTTGCACTTGATTTCGACCACGCTGCCGGGCTTCAGGGCGATGCGCGCCAGCACATTGCCGCACGACGGGCAGCGCCAGACGATGAGGGGGAGCGGCTTGGCAGTCACGCTTTCACCTTCGGCGGGAGTGGGAACGCATGCCCGATAGCAGCGGCTAGTGCGTCGGTTGCAAACTCAATTCGATCCTTGACGATCTTCTCAAGCAACGTGAACGCATCGCCGGTGATAACCTCTCGTGCTTGCCACATCGCGGTATCGACCTCGTCGGTGAAGACGTGGACCAGCTCGTGCAGTGCAAAGTGCCGCTGCTCTTCCGGGTCGAACGTCGCCCAGTTCTTGGAAAGCTTGATCTGCACGATCTTGCGCCCGGATACCGTCAACATGGATGCGCCCGCCCAATCAACGTCAGGCGTCTCGCGCATCAGGTCAACGATCCAATCCTTGAGCCCTATTTGATCGGCGAGAGTCCGGAAGTATCCAGACCAATACGCATGCTCCGAATCGTTCAACTCGCCCTCCTGATAGCATCCTTGACGCTGCCCTGCCGGTAGCGGTCACCCCAACGCGGGTCACGGTCCAGGTGCACGAAGTCACCGAGTCCGACCTGCCCGTCGCGGTACGCCTGTCCGCCTTTCTTGCCGAGGATCGCGTCCTGCTGTCCGGCATCCAGTTCAGCGAAGAACTCCTGCGCGTCGGGGATGTTCGGCTTGCCAGCACCCGGCACAATCGGACGCGGAGCGCACCGGCATCCGGGGTGGCTGCCCATGAACGATTCGCTGACTGGGAACGTCTTGCCGTGCAGCGCAAGGCATGCGGCACATGTCCGGCTATCCAGCGCTGCCGTCCACATCCATTCGTCCACGACGCCGCTCTCCTGCATGGCGAGAATGTTCGATGAGCGATACGAGTCCAGGATCGCGGTGCGTGTTGTCGTCAACAACCTCGTCACTTGACCGTCGAGCCGGTCCTCAAGGTTCTGCCGGATGAGACGCGGGTGCTTGCCGAGCGCGAGCCCGTTGATCAGTTCCGCCCGGATGGTCATGCCGAACTGGTTCGGGAGACCGTTCAGGTAGTCGCTGAGTGGTGAGCCGTCGGACAACCGCCCTACGAGGTCACGCACCGCGCCGGTGTTCAGTTGTGCCCATCCTGCGTTGACCTGTGCGGCTAGCGCGACGGACGACTCGGCGGCGCTCAGGACGGCCAGAGACTTCGCCTCCTGCTGCCCGAACTGCACGAAAGCGGCCTGTCCGTCAGTGATGACCGTCTCGGCCTGTGCTGCGAGTCGGGCTATCTCTGCGTCGATCTGGTCAATCAGCGCCTTGTACCGGGCCGTCTTGAAGACGTCGGACGGATCGGGCGCGCCGTCGAGGTCCGCTGCCAGATCGGCAATCGCGTCGATCAGATTCTTGCGGACGACCTTGTATTCGTCGGTGATGGCCTGCAGCGCGATGGCGTCACCCTGGAGCAGCCGTTGCCGGTAGGCCGTGACCGCGCCGTTGTACGTGAGTGGCGTGCGGTCGGTCACTAGACGACGCCCTGATTGATCAGCCCACCGAAGAGCGAACCAGCCGTCTGTGTCTGAGCCTGCCGGTCCTCAAGGATGCCAGGCTTCGGATCGGGTACGTTGCCTTCGCCGTAAATCTCGTCGTCGCTGTAGCCGCTCTCCGAGAGTCCGGTCGCCGTCTTGAGTTGCTCGCGGGTCAATGCCAACTGCGTGCGCTCCATGGCCGTTTCGGTAATCAGCGGACGCTGCAAGAAATCCATCGCCAGTTCGCCCCGGTCATAACTGGTCAGGTCGAACGGCAGGAACAGCCGCTGGCCTTCGGTCATCTGCGACGTCGGACCCCACAGACCAGAGCGGGCCGCGAATGCGCCCATGCTGATGCACATCTGGCACGCGTCGATCAGTCCGGCGTCGTAGTTGCCTTCCGCCTCGAAGAGTCGGTTCTGCACGTCAGCCATCATTCGCGACGCGCCCGGCCCGGTCACTTGCTGCATGGAGCGGAGTTGCTCATCGACCACCGTCTCTGGCAGGTCCTTCTCGATCTCGCTGATGAGTTCGCGGACGTATTCCAGGGACGGGCCAAGACCGAGGTCTTGCAGCAGGTTGAACGTCCGCATGTCGCCCGGTCCCTTGAGGATGCCGGAACGCTTGCGACCCGTACCGTCTGGATCCGAGTCGATCACCATGACGTCGTTCGCGCCACGCCCCCACTTGGAGTCGGACGCGATACCGATCGGTTGCTTGTTGAGCTTGTCGATGTAGTCGTGCGACGCGGTCACAATCGCGTTCAGTTCGTCGATCTTGGGGATGACGGTATCGATGGCCGGAGCGCCATGCACGCCACCCAGATCGCGGTGATTGACCCACACGAACGGCACGAAGCCGAGCGGATTGGCCTGTGTCGCGGGCATGCCGTCTATCGACACTTCCCGGTCGTCCCGATAGGTCGTGAACGATTCCTTAGTCCACCGCTCACCGTGCAGGTAAGTTGTCCGCTGCAGGTCGTCGTCCTGCGTCGGGATGTCGATTCGGTATTCGATCACGTCGCCGGTTTCGTTGAACCGAATGTCGGTGACGTATTCCGGGTCGATGATCTGCACGTAGACCTTGCGGCGCTCAATGTCCAGGTGCGGCTTGAGAGCGACGTCCCCGTAGATCGCGCCTGTGCGGACGTAGCGATACCGGCGGCGGTTCCAGTTCGACCACGTCAGCGCCTGCATCGACGCCAGCCGGACATCGTCCTCGACGTCGTCACTGAACGGCACGGTGGAGGGCGATCCGTCAGATAGCGGTTTGCCGTCGTCCGACCATGCGTCCGAGTAGACGCGCCCGGCATAGAACCCGACAACGCGGTTGGTCGGGTTGTAGATCGATCGGTTGCCGGAGTACGCGGTTCCGTCGGCGGTATAGAGGGTGCTGAATTGCTCGTTGGCGTAATACCGCTCGAGCATGTGATAGACCTCGACCAGCGTCTTGCGGTTGGACTGCGCCTGATTGACGGCGGACGCAGACCGCATGGATGCCTGACCGAGACGGGACCAGCGATTCAGCAGGCTCATGGCAACTGCTCCCCGATCATCTCAGCGAGGTGTACGCTGCCGACGATCACCGCGACAGCGACCCACAGTCCAGCCAGCACCATCAGCCAGCCGAGCGCCTTGCCCGCCAGGTCGATAGCGATACCCCGCACAATGGCGGACGTTGCGGTGTAGTCGATTCTCATGTCAGCCAATCCCCATGGAGGCGAAAACTTCGGCGAGTTCAGCAGGCGTTTCCTCAAACTCGCCGCGACTGGAATGCGGAGTTAGAAACGCAAGCATCATTGCTTCAGCCCGGTCAGGTGAGCGTCCAAGCCGTTTCTTCGTGTCGTCCTTTGACTCGATGATCGCGCCGGAGTGGCGGGAGTTGTACGAGTACCGTGGCGCTGTAATCTGTCCGATGGTCATGTCATCAATCGGGCCGCTGATCTGGTCCGTGCGAAACAATTCCCGAAACTCCCACCACAGCTCATGCCGCAGATTCGGCCATCGTTCCGGATCACTCGACTTCCCTGACACGTTCACGGGGACAACCGGGTAGCCCTCTTCATGCAGGCGGTCGTAGACCCCGGCCCCGATGCCAATCACGTCAATCTTGATTGCGGACACTCCGGGATACTCAGAGAGGATGGTACGGACTTTTCCAACCGTCTCCATGGTGTCTAGTCCCGACCATGCTGTCTCAAGTAGTGGGGTCATGCCATGTCGAATACAGAATCCGGTCTGATCAGTCCCCATACGGGCAGGGTCGAGTCCTGCCTCCATGACACCACTGTGATCATCGATCTTGCGTGCGTTCGCTCGCTCGACCCATGCCAGCGGAATCAGATTGTTTTCACTGATGGTCGGGAACTCCGCATCAACGCGCGCCTTAACGTATGGCGAGTCAGCACCATGCTTCTCAACCGCGTCGTCAATCCACTGCTGGGTAATGAGGTACGGGCGGATAGTCTTGCCGGCCTGAATGTTCGGCGTGTCAGAAGCCTTGATGGTGATCGTGTTGTAGAGACTGCGGTTGCTGCCGAATGCCGCATTGAACTCGCCGGTGGGATTGGTGGGGTTACCAATCAGCAACATCCTCGCGGCCTCAGACGTCATCACGGCGTCCAGTGCCTCGTACACCCGATCATCGACGCCGGCAGCCTCGTCAATCACGACAAGCGCATTCTCAGCGTGGAATCCCTGAAACCGGTCAGCTGCCGTGTCTTCGCTCTTGAATCCCAGCGCATACCAGGATGGATCGATGTCGTACTGCGTTTGGAGGCATCGGCCCAGAAGTGGTCGCTTTTTCTCCTGAAACGCTGCGTTGACGTTTCGCCAGAGAATGTTCTTGACCTGATTCTGGGTAGGCGCGGTGGTCAGGACGATGCTGTTCGCAAAGGCGTGCAGGAACCAGATGACGATACGTGCCGCAAGATACGACTTCCCCGAACCGTGACAACTCTTGACGGCGGTTCGCCTGTGATCGCGAACGCTCTCGGCGATTTCGATCTGCTTTTGCCACAGATCCGCGCCCAGGAACGTGTTCATAAACGCGCCGGGATCGGAGCGAACACGCTCTATGCCGCGAGCGACATCGGGATCAATTGCCACGACCAAACGCCTTGAGCACGTCGAGGAAGTCACCGCCGATATTGACCTTGTCAGTAAAGAGCTGGTGATGCTTGCCAAGTAGTTCCAGTGCTTTGACCTTGTCGCCAAGATCGAAGCGAGTCTCAGATACCTCTCCGGTCTTCGGGTCGTACCGGATCACTTGAAATCGATCCCACTCCGCAGTTGCAATCTCAGCGATATGGGCTAGTACCTCCGAGGACGAAGCGGACAGCGCGTCCAGCTCTTCGTCTATGCGCGCGCGAAGTGCTTGATTCTTCTTGTTCTCGAAGCCTGCTTGTTCGGGGTCCTTGTAACCGGCAACCCGGGCGGCTTCGGTCGCGTTGAACCGCGCCGGGCCGATGTAAGCCCGGTACCACAACTCTTGCTTATCGGTGAAGCGTTGAGGGGATTTGCCCACGCTAAACCTGCCAGGTGCGGCAAGCACGACGGTGGTCAGTCTGTAAGGAACGCCATTATGGTAGCACGTCTACCAGGAGTCCGATACCAACCGCCCCGCACGCCAGCCCGCAGGCGCCGACGATCAGGTAGAACCAGAAGCGCAGGGCGGCGGTCATGGGTTGATTCGCCGCAGCGCGCCCACCAGTCCGCCGAGGATCACGTTGATGACGCGGAGCGGGAGCGCTAGTAGCCGATCAATCATAGCCACCCCAGCCACACGATAGCCGCCAGGAGTCCGAGGTCCATGCCGACGAAGACGCCGAACGTCAGCGGTAGCCAGACGGGCGGGCGGTCAGGCTGCATCGTGCCTTGACAATTCTCGCAAGAACTCATCACCAGTCATTCGTCCCTTCTTGCGATTGCATGCGACGCACGATGCAACCAAGTTTCCCCAATCATCCGCCCCACCGCGACACAATGGAATCACATGATCAAGGTCCCAGCAGTCAGGCTCTATTTGACGTTGACAGTAATGACACATGCCACCGGAAATATCGAACGCCCTCATTCGAGCCAATCGGTATACCAGGTCGCCATATCGTCGCCTCAGTGAAATGTATCGGTATCCCATTCCATCTCCTCCACCTGCCTGAGTATCTCGGTCAGCACGCGAATGGCCTCGTCCTGCGGGATGTCCTGCTCGTCAGGGGGCATCGGGGTCATTCTCGCCTTCTGAGGTTGAAATCGGGGACGTGCAGTGACGGCTTCATTGGCATCGTCTTGAACTCCCACCACTCACTGCCGTCGTACTCGTGACGTTCAAGCCACCAGTTTGATCCGACGACCTTGAGCGA